AAGATTGGCAATATCTTTTGGTGAAACAAGGAGCACTGGCCAAAGACGCTCTCGACCGTGATATCTCCGATGCGCGTTCATCCATTATAGGCAAACAATTACGAAGATTGGGTCGTGGGAAGACTCGGTTTAGAGTTGCAAGTATAGAACTTTCTCGTATTTATTTACGCTTCTTACGTCTTTTCTTCGTCTTGCTGCGCAACTTGAAAATCTTCGCTGCAATGTTTCGGATAGCAAAACGCTTTTCGAGATCCCGTCCAAGTAAAACTCGTGCAATGAATGCATCATCTTCAGTTGATGCAACATCACTTTCTTTGACATAGTCAATCGCACTGGTGATTACAGCATCGATATTGTAGAGCGCATCTTCGTGAGAATACTCCCTGAAAATATCAATGGTGGGAACAAGGACCAACCAGTACAAGGCATTGAACATCTTACGCTTCGCACGATCTTTCTTAGGATCGGGGTCACTAAGATAAAACGCGTGAACCTCTGCCTTGATATCACTGAGAAAATTGTACGGTGTCTTCTGATAAATGTTGTGACCAATCATATTCTCCGTGTCGTGAAATTTTTCACGGAGGAGTCTAAGCCCATCTATGATTTGAAACACATGGACATCGGAAAGTGAAATTGGTAGGCGCTCTTTACGATCGTGAGCGAGCTTGAGTTCTTTGCGGACTCGTTCTCTTTGCTCATCAGTAAAGAGACTTGCTTGCAGCAGTCTGCGAATGTTTGTTTCAATTAATGGATTAAAAGTGTGTGATCGTGGATTTGTGTCCATTTAGACCTCGCGTGCGTTTTTGTCAACCCATTTCTGTAAACGGTCACCAGTCCAAAATGTCTGGTACTTCCGTTCTGGATTAACGCTGTTAACATCCTTGAATGTGATCGACATTGGGTCAGGAGTCGAATTGATATCTTCGTACTTCCATTCCACAACCACTCTCTGCTTGGGCTTCAAAGGAATATACTCTTTGGCTTCCTTCAACTCACCCACTGGAATTCTGCAATAACGCTTAACATTATACGTTGCAGTCCTTATTGGAGACTCTTTGAGCTGTTTAAGTAACCTCTCTTTCGACTCCAAATACTCTTTGAATGTTAACTTCTCCACACGAGATCCTCTGTTAGTGTTGTATTTATTGTGTCAGTCGTCTTCGAGTGAAAAATTATTCCCATTCCCACCAAACATAATCATGTCCACCCTCCACTGGATGAACAATGTAACAATACCGTCCCCACTCAAACTGAAACTTGAACCATCTAAAACGCTTCTGAATTCTGCCTCTCCAATCTGGCTGGCGCAGTTTGTATCTTTCGCGTCTAGTCATTTCAACTCTCCCACAAGTAACCAAAATACCCTTCTTCCAATCTTGAAGGGCGTTAATTCTTTCCTCTCAACAGTTCGCCATAAGTTCTGATCGGGGTCTGTTGATGGTATTTTGTACGGAATACAAGGGATCGTCACTTGATCCTGTTCAAGTCTTTGCTTATTGATCTGCTTGATAGTACTTGTTGACTTGAATAGTCCTTGTTTCACCAGTATACGGGGTAAGAATCGCTCATCATCCTCGTAAACAATTGTGTCTTCATCTTCTGAAAACCCAAGTTCTTCGAGAAAACATATAGGCTTGCCAACAATAATGAGATCAAGTGTCATGTTAAGTACCAAAAAACTATCCAACCCCAAAAAGCAAAATAGCTGAGACCAATGGTAACATCTCGAACTCTCACCCAAGGAATCTTACGCATCACTCTTGTTTCTCAAACTCAAGTTCCAATTGACCTTGGATCGGATACTCTGGTAGAACTTCGATCTCTTCAGGATACAATTCTACCTCTGAGCCGCCTGGGCATTCAGGATCCATGCAGTTGGGTTGAACAAGAATGTAAGCTCCGTCGATGTTGGTAATCACCCCCAACGAATCATTGTAGGGAATACCAGCTATTCGAGCTAAAATTCTTACCGTGTTACCGACTTTCATTATATCAGTTACCCCTCCCCTCATTTGTAATGGATCGCATCTCGTCGACCACACGATTCAATCCAGCGTAGTAGATTCCCCAGTACATCATACAGTCATCTTCACACTTCGTTGGTTCGACATACCGAGCATTGTGTTCGTAATACATTTCCTTGAACTCTGCGTAGTTCTTGCTCGCATTGAGTAAGGAGATGACTGCGTTGGTAACAGGGTATGAATTCCTGGGGCGACCAGTCTCATCCCAGTTATTTGTCTGAGCTTTCTGGACTGCTGGGGAGAGGGAACTAATCCACTTCCAGTAGTTCGTTAGTTCTTCATCGTGATGTTGTTTCTTCATAAGTTCATCCTATTATCCATGAATTATGCAGTTGGCATCAACAATTTCTTTGCACAGATCACTTTTAATCCCTAAAATACGACCGTTCCATGTTTTCCAGTTTGCGTGAACTGGGCAAGAACAGTGTGGAATATCCCACCACCAGCTATGTTTGCTAGCGTCAGGTTCAAACTTCCACTGCTTTTGTGCTTCGAACTCTAGCTGCTGAATCCGCTTGGCAAAATGACGAAGTCGACTGACGTTTTCCTTTGATGTTGGTTCTATCTTCTTCATCACATCAAAGATCATCATTCGGAGTTTGTGGGAAGCGAGAATCGCTAGGATGTCATCCCCAGTGAGATTTTGCTCCAAAGCCAGACGCGAGTTCAACGTTGTACTCTGGTCTTTATATTTGATGGTGAACCGATGCTTCATTCAATTACCCTTTGATGAGTAAGTCGAGGATCTCGCGAGCCTTCTTGAAGTCGTTTGCCTCGGTAGCAGCAACCGCAGCCTCACGAAGAAGATCGTTGACGGGGGTCAACGGTTCTAACGTAAACCCAACCGAACGAAGCGCTGACACTGAGTCGTCAACATACATACCATCAGCATCAATGTTATACGTACGAGTGATGTCTTCCTCGATCATCTCCGCCAGGTCCTTGGCATCCTTCAAACCAATGCCAGTAAGACCACGCAATGCTTTGATCACGTCGATCTTCTGACCGGCCAACACACCCGGATCTCGTTCGATCGTCGGACCTTCCTCCCACGACGTAACATTACTCTGGAAGATGGGAATGCTGTGTGTCTCGTGAGTGTATGTAAGTTTGTACCTCATCGTCATTTCCTCATGTATGGTAAGGAATGTCCGGAGATGCCTTCTTGGCTTGTCGTGCTTTGACTCGTTTCATGTCAGCATCGAGCTGCAGTTCGCATCCAAGTACCGAAACAGCATCCTCAATCAGATGAGCAGCTTCACGAGGTCTGTACCCTTCCGCAACAATCTTTTTCAGAAGAGGGAGAATCAGTCGTGATGCTTCACCATCGAAGTGAAGAGCATCGGGAGTGTACTTGCCATTTTCGTCGTAAAGTGATTTCATAATATCCATCCTGTATTTAAACCTTTCAGCATTTGCCTAATTTTTTGGGATCAAAAGTGTTAGGATAATAAATCCTAATAGTCTTGTCTGGATCGTAAGTGCTCTTCCCAGACCTTTGTAACTCTTCCAGAGTGCGACGAAGGGCTTTCTCGCCCAATTCTTCGACGGTCAATCCAAGCACCGCAGACCCTTTGTTTTCTTTTCTCCGCTTTTCGGCCCTTCGAACCTTTAATCGAATGCTGTGGTTAGTGTCCTCAAATCGTTTCTTTCGCCTAGCTTCTCTACGAGCTTTCTTGGCCACTTTCCTGGTGTCAAATTCACGCTTTTGGTAAAGGACAGCAATTGAAGCCAAAAGACAGGAGACAGTAATGACTACTGTGTTATTGGTGACTATATAATCGATCACCATTGGCATATATTGATCTATCATCTTAGCCTTTTACTCTTTCCGAGAAAATTTGAAATTGACTTCGGTTCGAGCATCGATTACTTCAGGCTCGATTCCGAAAGTATTCTTCACATATTCGACTCCAGTACCTTTTTCTGCCTCGAATGTCAGAGACAACGGTTCAGGATCGACCTTAGGAGTAGGACTCGGATATTCAGTATCCAGAGAAATCCGGTCTTTACCGTGATTTGTCAGAACCACCGTAGCACGTGTGATTTTCAGTTGAAGGTTCATTTGTCACCACCATTGTAGCATGTGCAGCAAGGCCAGGCATTCGTTCGCATAGCTCCAGCTCGTTTCCGCTCTAACCAGCGACGTAAAATCTGTTTGATTCTAGTCATATGCTAAGTATACCTCATGCAGGGTCATGGATCAACGTGAGTAACTTAATAACTGTCGATATTTTGCCCATTACTATACTCAAGGTACTCTTTATACAGATCATCGAGAGAACCTTCCCAACCTTCGCTCAGGCGGGTAATAATGCTCCACTCTTCGAATGCCATCAACCCTAGCTTTTCCTCTTCTTCCGTGTCTCTACCACCCTTACCACGAGTGCGGGAAGTACTAGTTTTAGTCATGATACACCTCACAGTTCTTAACCAAATCGACGTTTATCATTCATAGGTAAGTATATACAATTGAGGGTCATAAATCAACCTTCAATTCAAGTATAACTAGTTGAAGCTACTGAGGAAATGAAAAATAGGCAAAAAGAAAACCCGCTAAAAAGCGGGTTTCTTGGTTTTGGTTAAGCCCAGTACGACTTAGAGAAAGCTCAAAGTATCAACTCCGATCTTACCGTAGTAGTCAGCACTGTTACCCAATGATACATTTGGGTCAGTGAACGCTGTCTTACCATATCTTGTCATCAAGGAGACGACAGGCTGAAAGGTAAGTGGGTTCACAACAACACCCGAACTCATCAGTGGGATGTATGGGCAGTAGAAATAACCTGTGTCGGTCTCACCATTGCCACCCTTGTAACCAATCAAGATCTGATCCTGTGTAGGAGTCAAACCTGGATAAGCATCAGCGCCTGGCTGAGCCTGGTTCCACAAGTAGCTGTAAACCTTCAACTGACCGTTAAGTGTACCAACCATCGCTGTGTTGTTAGGACCCTTGAAGGAACCTTCCGTTGATGGTGCGAATACTGACTTAGCAGCACTCTGTAGTACAGAAACAATCATTGGTGATACGACCATGAAGTTACCAACTCCACGACGTGTCTTTCTACCGATTTCGTTTGCTACGCGGTTAATCAAAACTGCGAGGTTAGCAAAACGGTCACCGACGTAGTTAGGTGTGAGACCAGCTGAGACGGTTGTGCCATCCCATGTATCAACTGTGCCTGCGATAGCAAGCAAGTCAGTGATAATCTCTGCGTCGATTTCCTGAACGATTTCAGCGGACATTGCCTGAGTCATTTCTGACTCAACGTCCAAACCGTGCTGTGCATTCAAATCCTGCATAGCTTCAATGGTCCAACCAGCTTGTAGCTTACGTGAGCCAGCTTCAACAGCCTGACTTACGACTTCCAAACCAATCTTACGACCACCTGAGCCTTCTAGGAATGATCCTGAACCACCCCGGGTGATACCACCAATAGGTGTTACACCATCGATCGCTAGACCGTCAGTCATACCTGCTGTGGATGAATCCAAAGATGAAGGCCAGGCAACACCTGTTGCGGTAGCTGCAGTAATATCTACTTCAGTGGACGCTGCGCCAGCGATGCCAGATGCACCAGCTGCTTGAGCAGCACCTGTGTCACCAGAGTAGAAAGCACGAATTGGAACGAGGTTACCGAACAATTCGTCGTCTGCTGCGACATCAAAGCCACCAAATGGTGAGTTTGCAACTGTGTGGGTTGCTGCCTCGAGGTACTTGTAACGTAAAGAGTATACAAGTCCAACGGGACCTTGCATTGGCTGAACTCCGACGAGTTCCGTTGCGATCGTACCAGGAATGATACGACGGATCATCGGAATAAGAATCTTACGGAACCCTGCAACGTCGTGAGCCACAATGGCACCAGCTGCTGCGGTTTCTGCAAGAACGTGGTTTTTTTGGTTTTCCAAGACAGGTGCAACAATGCCAGCCATACGGTCATCTAGACCCTCTAGCAACGCCTCTTTCGTCTCTTCCCAATTTTCAAATAGTGAATCCATAATTTATTTTTCCTTTTTACTAGCTAAAGTGTTTTACTTACGTTTGACGCCTGCAAGTTTTTGAAGTCTGACGCGAGCTGCCTCAGAAAGCTTATTCTTGCCTTCCTCGTTCTCCTCGTCCTCATCCTTGCTGTCGTCGTCGACGTTGCCTGTCTTCTTGACTGCCTCGTCTTTTTTCAGCTTCTTCTTGCTGGTCTCCTTTTTGCCTTCAGCTAGTACTTTTTCTTCCTTCTCTGAAGTTGTTTCGGAATCTTTTTCAGTCTCTTTTATGACACGACCAATAAAGGTCTTGTATCCTTCTTGGAGCTGACTGGTTGCAACATTCTTAAGAATTGCTTCCATGACATCACGAGTACGGCCTTCAAGAGGCTCAAGAATTTCTTCAAGCTTGCGTACACGCTCAAGTGTCTCTCTCTTCCTCTCAGACTCTTCAAGAGCCTTTTCGGTGTCGTCAAGACGCTCACGCGTTTCTACCAACTCTGCCTCTGTTGACTCTTCATCGACATAACTGTCGCGATACTCTTCTGCCACTGCCTCGAAAATGCGGCGACCGAAATCTTTCTTCTTCTGCTCGTCGAGATCCTCACGAAGCTCGTCAAACTCTGCTGCAAGGCGGATCTCTAGGAATGCATCCAGTCTTTCGACCAATTCCTGAAGGTCTTTCTTCAGCTCGCCTGCCATTTCGCCCTTTGCCTCAACAAGCTTTTCAGCCTGCTCAGCCTCTAGATCACGAAAACGCTCAATGTCTTCTCGTAGCTCAGAAGTTTCATTTTCAAGATATTCTGTAACCTTTGCGTCAACTGCATCAATTAAAGCATCTCTTTCTTTAACCCATTGTTCAGTGAGTTCTGCGCGGACAGACTTTTCAGCCTCTTCTCTTGCAGCCTTCTCAGCCTCTTCCAAACGGGTCTTGATTGTCTCTTCGAGTTCCTTTTTGGTATCCTCGGAAAGCACATCTGCTTCAAGCAGTTTGTTCAAGAGTTCTTCCATTTGTTTTCTCCTCGTAAAAGAATTCTGTGTTTAACTTAGTGTTTACAAAAGTTATTTCTTGTCAGTTATTTATAGGGATAGGAAACCAATGAAAAACCTTTCCATGTAGGGGAGTATTAACCTTTTTAAACCAAAAGGTTAATGGGTGGGGTAATGTGCCAAAAAATTTCGATTTTTTACTTGCGAAGGGACTTGAGCATCTCGACCAAGTAATAACGGGCAGCATCAGGCCGCCCGGCATCCAGCATTTGTAGAGCTTGCTCTAGGCCTCGAATGAGCTTTTCGTCGCCTTCTGGATCTGGTTCTCCACCCCATTCAGATGGATCACCTTTAAATTCGTTAATACCAGCTAACTTTCGAAGTCTTTTCTTATCCATTTCTCTTCACAAAGATGTTTGTGTCAAGGAACTTCAAGATTTCCTTTTTGAGATACTGCTGAGCTTTAGGATCCTGAACCAAAGATTCAGCTAGTGATACAATTTGTGAACCATTTTTTGCTTCCATCAACGACTCGTATACAGATTCTGGCATTGCACCAGGAGCTGATGGAGTCGCTACGATATCCATCGTAACAAAATTGAAGCCGCTAACAATTCCATCATCACCAACTGTACCAGCACCACGACTGCTTACACCCATTCGAACACCGCTTTCAACAAGCGTTTGGCCAATCTGGCCCATAGGAGTGTTAAGTAGACGCATGCGACCAATTGCATTTTGGCCGTCCATCTTGATTTCTGTAATAACGTGGGAAATACGATCGAGGTTAACTGTTAAAGTTTGGGGATGGTCAAGTTCACCAAAGATGCCGTTCAGTTCCTGAATTCGCGTATTAGCGCTTTCGACTTCACGGGAAATCTCGTCTAATGGATAGTTACGTCCATTACGGTTCTTGATACCAGACTGCATCAAAATGCCAGATAGATAGACACTCTTGTCTGCCTTGGCGTCTTGTTCAACGATGACGTCTGCTTCTGATGGCTTTAGCTCTTCAATGAGCAAAATTGGTTTCATAATTGTCTCCTGCGGAGATACAATTACTTATCGTCGCCTGTTTCAGCTTTTTCTTCAGGCTTCTCATCCTTCACGTCGTCCTCTTCAGCAACTTCTTCAGACTTCTCGTCCTTTTCGTCTGCTTCTTCTTCAGGCTGTTCGCCTTGAACCAAGTTCTTTGTCTTGTCGACGATGTAAGAATGAAAAGCAGTCTCAGCATCTTCAGGACGATTGTCGATAATTGCATCGACCATGTCTCTTAACTTGCTTACCTTGTCTTTCTCTTTCTTAGGCATTGTGATATCTCCGTTAGATTTATTTATGTGATTTGTAAATTTTCATGTATATTTAGAACCTAGTTTGGGGAGGTTCCTTTTAGGATTAGACTACTCCACCAGGACCACCGCCTAGTCCACCCATTTCACCAACTCCACCACCTCCGGCCGGTCCAGCTGGTTCTGTACCAGCTTCCATACCACCAGGCTCGGCACCTAATCCTAGATCAGCTCCACCACCAAGTCCCTCTTCAACACCCTCAGGGTTATAGAGTTTAGGTATATCATCTCTGGATTCTCCTTCGATTCCCTTCTCTTCACGCAACAACTGCTCGTTCATGACAATGTCTTCAGGTGTCAACTGCAAGTAGCGGCTCATGATGAATCTCTTAGCCAAGTATGTAATGCCGTCAGCACTTCCATACTGAGTGAGTAGTGCACCATCAACCTCTTGTTGTCTGTACATACCGAAGTTTGTAGGTGCTGGTAAACGAATCTTATATAAAGTCTCGTCGATGTGAATATTTGCTAGTCTGAGGTAACGTTTAAATTCATAGTCAAGAACGTTCTCCAGCATCCCCTGTAAACGTACGACGTACATTGCAAATCGTAGTTCTTGAATGTAAGCAGTACCAACTTTACCATCACTAAAGATAGCACCTTCGGATCCTTGCTTCATGTAAGAGGCAGGAACACGCAGTCCTCTGATTACTTTCTCTTTGAAGTACTCAAGGTCAGATAACTCACCAAGACCAGCTCCACCAGGCAATGTTTCAACACGACTACCTCTTCCATCAGGACGTGTGGCAAAGAAAAAATCTTCACTCATGCTTTGTGGATTGTAAACAGAATCGATGGTTTGTCTTCCACCTTGTACAGATGGAATTTTCTTTTGGCGAATTTCGTGTTTGATTTGCTCAAGGTATTGCTTCACTCGTTGTGGAGGCATCTTACCAACGTCGATGTAGAAAACACGACGCTCTGGAGCACGTTGGACTCTGTAGATGATGATAGAGTCTTCAAGAAGTTCTTTTTGTTTGTGAGCACGATAGATAGCCTTTAAGACTGACTCACCAAATGGAGCACTGTCCGACATATCATCATTCAATGTAAATCTTACAAAGTGATCTGCATCTACGATCTCTGTATCATATTGCTCTCCCATGACGGTTCCACCAATAGCCGCCTTTGGTTTCTTGTCACCAATGCGAACTTGAAAACCAAGAATTTTTGTGATATCGTCTTTGTCTACGATAGCAGCTGTGACGTTCTTAGGATGAATGTACTCCCACTTTCTGAAGTCGTGCTTTCTCTTAAAGAAACAGTCACCGTACTTAATTGTGTTTCTTGCTACCTTAAATATTCTGTTGTGGAAGTCATGAATTGAAACCCAATGGCGCATAGCAGCACGAAGTGTCATGACGGTTGTTTGGTTAACCCTCATGTCTTCTTCTGTCTGTAAAACGATTTCGAGAGGGTCGTCAGTCTTCGAGTTGTTACCCGTCATCTCCTCTGCAATGATATCAAGAGCAATAGAAACCTCAATATCATTATCCATGAGGTCATATTCTTTGTAGCGGGTGAGACGAGTTGATGAACCATGAACAAGGCGCTGGTACCATGAATAGTTGCCGTATAAGTTACCACCCGACAAATCCTGGTTGTCGGAAACCTTTAGGGCATCGGGTTGAGATTTTACAAATTTATAGAACCCTGTCCATTTTGGATTACTACTGGTAGCTTCAGCGCTCTCAGTATCTGGGTTATCAATCTGCAGTGGTGCGTCGGCCATCTATATTCTCTCTCTTGTTAATGTGTATTTATAGTGTTAATTTACAGGCTGTTGTTAGTTTGCTTGGACTACTTATTATACAGGTTGGCTAGAATTCTGTAGGTCCAAAGATTTGATGACAGTGTTTGCACTGTCAATTTGTGCTTGTGAAATTGTCTTGTTCTCAGTTCGCATCTGTTTCATTTCTTCGAGTTGCTTCTTAGCTTCTTGATTGCTGCCTTCAGCTGCTATTCGTAACAGATTCATTACTCTAATATACTCCTGAGCCACTTCAGGATCTGCAAACCCACTCCTTGCTGCAAGGGCTTCTTGATTTCTTCTCTTCACTTCCTCCCCAGCTTTTCCTTTGTCCTCACCAGTAAAGAAATCTGCAATACCACCAACATAGTCTATAATTTTGGATTGAAGTTTAGTACCTTCGATTGCTTTATAGAACGCGGTACCTACTGCATAACCAGCAGCACCAGCAGCTAGTACTGACGCAGCACCACCCAGACCACCAATACCAGCAGCGCCGACACGCTGGCCAAGAAATCCTTTCACACCACCTTTTGCGCCCCCCAAAAGGCCTTTTCTAGCTGCTCCTCCCATGCCACCTCCTCTTATAGCTATTGCTTTAACCAAAAGTGCAATTTTTCCAAGAATAGCAACGCTTGTAAAGAGTAGGGCATTCTGTGTCATATTAGTTGAGATTTGAGTTAACACATCAATTGTTTCAGTAGCAAACTGAACTAACTTACTATTCGAGTTTGCCATTGTTTGCATAGCTTCAGCATTAGCACTACCTTTTCCAAACACTCCTGCTAATGATAAGTCTAATGCACTACCAGGACCAACCACATTTTCTAGCCCTTCAGAGAATCTTGCAAATATCATTTCCTGAGGTAGTCC